GAACCACCCTGCTGTTTTACATCGTCAACGCAATACCTACACAAGGCGTAAACGTAGCAGTTCCAGACGAAAACCAGTTCGATTATACAGGACTGGTAAACTGTGGTGTGTATCGTCACACCCACGTTCCATTTAACAGAGCGAATGGAAAAACACTTTGAGAAAACCATTTACGTACGACTACCACTCGCAGCGGTGCTTGGTGGAGGTGGAAGGTTTTCCTGCCATATCCAACCGAGCGCAGCCTCGAACGATGTCCTACTATAAATATCTTCTCCAGCTATCAGATAACTAAGAGTACTCTTAATAGCATTCCTTATAGCTACGGTGGCATCGTCAACACGTTGCGTTGCCAGTTTAGACTCAGCGTTAGTTACAGCGCGTGCCTCACTAACTTCGAAAACGCGATCTTTCGTATCTGCAGACTGAGTTAAACCGAACCAATAAGCACTTAAACCACCTTTAGTGATATTAATAAGGTACGTATCTATTGGGAAACGATCCGACTTGGTCGGACCGTAGACCACCATCGTCGACAGTTCGTTCAGAAGTTGTGTGCGGGACTGCTGTGCTTGAAAAGCCTGAGTCTGCATATCGCTCAAAAACTGTATCAGACGCTGGGGATCGACCCATGACCTGGTCAGGTAAACGAAGTCTTTCGGTTGTACGTTGATGTAAGGCATCTCTCGAGATTAAACGAGGAGACGTTACATTCGTACCGTCTTTAACGACCACTTCATTTTGAGACCCGACCCATCGACCTTTATTCTTACGACCCTTAAAGACTTTATTGCACTTAACAATGTTCTTAACACGGTTAGGAACATTGTCGACATCTAAAACACTGTTGAACTTAAAAACAATATCATCAACATTATTAATAACAGACATATTATCTGTACATAAGGTAGGGTATTTCACCAGCTTTGCGGACAGAGACTCTTCAAGTATACAATCTGTAAAGAGTTGTAGGCTAGAGACTTCGACCGAGAGCGGTTCATATCCTTCCTGACACGGTACTGACTCTAAAGAAAAACACAAATGCAAAGGATTCCTAAGCAGGTCATTGACAGTCATAGAATGCCCAACAGAAAACCTGACTTGAAACTTAGAAGCGCTCACTTTAGAGAAAAAACTACCATAAATACCCTCGGCCCTACCACAGAGACGCTTATCATACAAAACAAATGTGGCACCACCGGGGCACGACTCAGACAAATGCCATCTTCCAGTTAGAACAACAGCTAGAATATACACATATTTAAAGTTACGTGGGCTAGACGGCATGGCACTAGAGAAATCTACGGCAATAGACAAAGGGCTGCTACTAGCGACCTTGATGACATCCGACATAGAAATACTACACGTTTTGAAAGGCTTCTTCCAAAATTGGACTAAAGATCTGAGTTGGGGCACTTTCAAGTGTAGTTCAGGACTAAGTAATGTTGCCGGATCAGACACACACAAACTAGACATAACGACTAACAATCCAAGAACAAACTTTTAAACAACACTTTATCAGTAATATACCTCCACAATGTACACACAACAAAACGCAAGTCAGTGACTGAGGGATAAACCTCAGACATGGCTACCTTAAGCAAATCTAAATAAGCACTATTACCCAATTGCTTGTAAGTATCACACATACTAACCCTGACCTCTTCCAAATGCGCCCAGTCAGTGACGTCTTTGGTACCCAGTTTGGCAATCACCTTAAGAACATCGGGATAAACAATACAACCGGTACTATGTGGTAAGATAAACCTACCGCAAAAGTACCCGTAATGTTTTTTGAAAAGTTTTGCTTCAAAGTTCCACTGGAGGTTCGCCTTAGTTTGAATGTCGCCGACTACAGTACCCTTTGGTAAG